CGAGCCGTTTGTCGGCGAGCATCCCGAAGCCATGCGTGACCATCCGAAATATCTGGAATTCATCGAGCAATCGGGACGGCGGGTTTACCTCACCACCCGGGCAAAGGAGATTCAGGGATACGTGAATTACGACATGGAGAAGACCGACATTGTGAATTTCCCGGCGGGCGGGCTGTACGAGATAATCGCCGATGACTGCCTCGAGCATTTCAGTTGGCGGGAAACGGCGGAGATAATTGAGGCGTGGTACAATCGGCTCATCCCCGGCGGAAGGCTTACCATCGTCACGCCGGACTTGAGGCAGGTGGCGGAGAATTACGTTTCGGGAAGGTTCAATTACGCCACGACCATCCAATTCCTTTACGCCTTGCAGACCTATCCCGCAAATATGCACATGGTGTTGCTTGACGAACCATCCGTGAGGGACTTGCTTGAAAGGGTTGGATTTCGGGATATTCGGGTGGATAGGTTCCCGCCAGCGTTTTTGAAAGTGACGGGGTGGAAGTAATATAGATATGAGAAGGTTTATAAGAAGATTTATAAAAAGATTTTTTAGAAGATTAAGATATCTCTTTTTTTTCAAGGAAATGTGGCTTTGGGAATATGAATCCTGTAATAGATGCGGAAATTGTTATCGCTTACCCTATATTGTAAAAGACGATATTTGGTTGAAAATTAATGGTCGTGAAGGTGGATGTCTCTGTTTTAATTGTTTCATACAGATTGCTAATGAAAAAAATGTATTGGTTCAACTCGAAGATATTGAAGTATTATGGGTGTATAGTAATTTGACCATATTACCTAATAGTAGTACAATATTAATTACTAATACATAAGGCACCAAGGTGGGCGAATGCGTTGGCTTTGGATCTCAACGAGGCGATCACACTTCTGAGAAAAGAGGCGCAGAGACTCCATGAGAAGGCCGACAAACTTGAGGAAATAGCCGACTTCCTTGAATCGGTGAAGGAAGAGGAAGAATTGGAAGACCGTATTGGTGATTTGCTTGAACATGGGAGGTTTTGAATTGGAAGAAAAGAATATTGGCAGTGATTTTGATGAGTTTTTAAAGGAGGAAGGTATCTTTGAAGAAACTCAAGAAGTAGCTGTCAAAAGAGTGTTGGCATATAAAAATGAAGAAATGAAACCCGGAGGCCCACACTTTCCCGAACCATATAGGCCTTGACTAACTAATTAAGACTCTATTTTAGAGGCTACTTAAGCAGAGGCTACTTAAGCCCATTTCCCTTATCGGAGATGGGCTTTTTTATTGGAGGCTTATTATGAAACTCATCTATCTCGACCCCGAAGGTGTCAGCTCCTCAATGATATTCCCAAAGGTTGGCTATTGGAAGCATAAAGAAGTCAAGGAAATCGACCACCCGCAGACCATCAGATTGCTTCTGACATTCCCGCAGATTAACAAATACGAGGAGCCGAAAAAGCGGGTTCGAAAAACCGAGAAAACCGAATTCAACAAGACGGTCGAGGAGGCCGTTGAGGAAATTGAGACATTCTACAAATTCAAAACCGAAGAAGAGGGAGGTGAGGACTAATGCCTAGAGGCTGGCGTTCATATTTTGGATTATTGGAAGAAGTTGGAACCCAGGGCATACCCGAGTTAAACGCTTGGGGTGGCCAGAGCGGAACCGTAACCGAGAGTTTCCTGTATTTCGATAGCGAAACGATGGCCGAGGCCAACGAGCAGAGATTCCTGAGCGAGATAGGCTACACGGGGACTTCCGACCGCTCGGTGAAGAAACATCGGGTTTACGGGAAGAAATGCGAGGGTTCCGTGACTTTTACGGTTTACCCCGAAGGCGGGACGAACAAGGATTTTCTCGGCCTGCTTCTCAAGCACGCCCTTTGCGATTACCGAAAGGCGCCGGGTACCGGGCCTGCGGGAACTTATTCGGGATACGGCACTTATCTTCATACATTCTACGGCCATGACGATTGGATGGAGCATCTGTGGAACGTGGGGACCGGAACGGGCGCTTATGGGCTTACGGTTCATGTCGGACGGGAAGCCACCAACGGCACCGTCAACGATTACCCCTATATCGGTTGCCGAATTCGGAGGATAACCTTCAGTTGTGCCGCCGGTGAGGAGTTGAAATGCACGGTGGAATTCGTTGGCAGGCTTGCTCAAAGCGACACCACGGCGCTTTCGCCCGCATATCCGACCATGGATCCTTTCTTGTGGAAAGACGCAACGTTCCAAATCTGCACTGCGGAAGACGGCTCGGGCGGAACCACAAGGGAGATAGACGCTTTCACCATCACCATTGACAATGCTCTTACCGAGAATTACGTGCTTGGAACCAACACCTTGGCCCGCACGACCTGCGGGGCGCAGAGGATAGTCACCGGGTCTTTCACGGCACCTTTCGAGACGTGGGTGCGAGACGAGCAACAGAAATGGAAGGACGGCACGGTATCGGGTGTCAATATTAAATTCGATACAGGCGCTTATGTGCTGGAATTCCGTATGCCGAATATCTATTACACGGGCAACCCCCCATCGATATCGGACGTGGGCGAAAATATTATCGAGTTGCCGTTCCAAGCGACATTGAAGACGACTTTCGATTTGAAAGTCAATTTCGTCAACACGGACACGTATTTCGGTATCTTGAGAAGCTAGTCTAACTGGGCGGGGCCAGGACGATTCCCTTCCCCCTTCCTTTTCGTCCTTCGGGTTTCAATCCCTGTTTCCCCGATTCGGCCCCCGCCCTAATCTAACAGGGATAAATAGGGAGGAGAATGGCATGGCACTTAAATCCGTACCGGAAGAGACCATCGATTATATCCCCGCATACGGCGGGAACCGGAACGACAAAGAAGAAGAGCAAATGTGGGTGAGGCTCAAACCCCTCAGTCGGTCGCAGGCGGATGCGTACCGTGCTCAAATTCGGTTCAAGGAACAACGTGGCGGGTTCAGACAGCAACGGTTCGAAACCAACATCCGTGACGTGCAGAAGAAGCAGTTTCTCGACAATGTGACCGAAGTCCATAATTTCCTCGATTACAAGACGGACAAAGAGATAACCGATGTCGGGGAATTTTACGCAAAAGCACCGGACGATTTGATTGAGGAGATATTCGACACGATGCTCAACGCCTCGCAACTCGGGGAGGACGAAATAAAAAACTTCGGCTCGCAGTCCGCTGGTTCGAGCAGGGGAAAGACTGGAACTGCGGAGACTGCGAAGAATTCGACCGAAGAAACCGACACTGCTCAATAGACGAGAAGATAGTTTACGAGGAAAGCGGGGGATGGACAATAGTCCGAGTGGAACAACCCGCACACGATAAATCGATACCGCTTGGAAATTTCCGTTGCTATGCATGTCCGGTGGGGGCGATAACAGAGAATTCCATTTATTGGCTTGAATTATACGGCCATTATCAAGCAGGACATCTGCCGAGGCCTGGAGGCGTTTTGGATCAAGACAACAAGACCCTTGAGGCCAAGACCCTTGAGGCTTTTTCGGTTATTAGGGGGGAATACAATCGGATTGATGAAGAACACCGAAAAGAACAGGAGAGGAAGGTAAGACATGCCCGCAACTAGAATGGATTTGGAAATAAGATGTAAAAATCTGGCGACCAAGGCGTTGCGAGATATCGAAAGGGAATTGTCCGGGCTGGATCGTACGTCGGTCACCGCAACCAGATCCATGATGGGCAGTTTCGGTCGAATGGCGCAAAACGTTGGTAGGCATATATTCTCTCTCAAAACCGCCATCGTTGGATTTATTGCTGTCCTCGGTGTGCGCAAACTTGCGGGTAGTTTCATAGAGGTCGCCAAATACGGCGAATCCTTGCGATTGAGGTTGAACGCCTTGCTTGGTTCCGTAAAAGAAGGTGCCGAGCTTTTTAAGAATTTGGGAAAATTCGCCGCAAGGGTGCCGTTTGAATATAAAGAAATCATGGCCGCCGCCACCCAGCTCGCCGGAATCATGCGAGGCGGGCGTACCGAGATAATGAAATGGATGCCACTAATTGCCGACCTTGCCGCCGCCACAGGCTTGGGAATCGAGCAAACCACAAGCCAAATCATGAGAATGCTTTCCGCCGGTGCCGCCGCCGCCGATATGTTCAGGGAACGTGGCGTGCTTGCCATGTTGGGGTTCACGGCTGGGGTGAAATATACCGCTGAAGAAACCAAGAAAATGCTTTGGAAGGCGTGGACGGATAGCGGAAGTATGTTCCGTGGTCTTACCGGCGAGATGGCGAAATCTTGGGAAGGTATGATTTCCATGCTTCGTGACGCATGGTTCCAATTCCGGCAGAAAATTATGGAGGCTAGGATTTTTGATTATTTGAAAGGCGGTCTCAAAATAATCCTTGACTGGATAGACAAAGTCAAAAAAGAGGGAAAGCTTGATGAGTGGGCCGAGAAGGTTGGGAAAACCGTTATATCTGTTTTCAAGGGCATGTCTTACGCCGTGGCTGGCACCATCGATATGTTCAGGATTTTCCACCGCACTCTTTGGATGATTCAAAAGGCGTGGCTTGAATTGGAATTGACTATCGGTAGGTGGTTCGGCTGGATGGCCAAGATAGACAAGTTTTTCGGTAGGTTCAGCAAGGATTGCGCCGATGCGGCGCTTGAACTTGAAACCATGGCGGAACGGGCAACCAAGGGATTGGAGGAAATCAACAAGAATCTTGAAGGCCAAAAATCGGCGGTCGTGGATGTGTGGCTTTTCTGGGAGAAATTCGAAAAGCAGATAGAGGCGGCGAGGAAAGCGTTTGAGGAAGCGGAAAAAACCGGCGTGCCAGCCTTGCGGAATATAAAGGAAGAAACGAAAAAGGTCGCAAAGGAATTCGAAGTATTATCAGAGAAACTGGCGGAATATTTCCGAACGCCTATCGAGAAATTGGAATACCAACGGGATGAGATGTATAAAGTGGCACAGGGCGATGCGGAATTGCGTCTTCAAATCGAACGGTGGTACACCACGGAGTTGTACAAGATCATCGGCGAAAGACTCAAAACCCAGATGGACGCAAATTTGGAGCGGGCCAAGAACAACAAAAAGACACTTGATGATATGCGCAAAGACGATTTGGCGTATTGGGTTCGTGTCACCCAGAATGCCGATAACGGAACCGATGAAATCGAGAAAGCTTGGATGCATGTCCGCCGGATTGTCGAAGAACAAAACGTTGGCATGATAAGGGGCTTCAAAATCGGCTGGGACGATGCGGTGGCGCATTTCCGAACCGTGGGCCACCGATTCTACGAATTGGGCCGGGACACGGCGCAGAAGCTTCACGAGGTCTTCAGCGATTATTTCTTCGATGCCATGATGGGCAATATCCGTTCTCTCAAGGACGCTTGGAAATCCTTTTGCGACTACATGAAGCAGGCGTTTCTGAGGGCGGTTGCGGACATGGCGGCGGCGGAACTTACCAAGGCGATATTCGGCAGTGGAGATGGTAAAAAAGAAGGTAGTAATATTTGGGATTGGCTTGGTGCTATCGGCGGAATTTGGGATTTCTTCGGCAGTGCTTGGAGCTGGATAAAGGGTTTATTTCACACCGGCGGCCCCGTGAAACAGACCGGGCTTTATTCCCTTGAAGGCGGGGAATATGTTGTGCCGAGAGGGCAGGTCGCTATGTTCAAGGGAATGTTCGGCACGGGGAATCTTGACAAAGTTCTCGGCGGTCGAACCAGCCCTTCAGGTCGGCGGTCGTTTCAAGAAGGCGGGGAAGTCCCCGAAGAGAAGGATCAAAAATGGGTCGCTGATTTTTTTGATTATTTGCAACGACTCAAAGGATTAAAATGGGTTTGGGAAAAAATTTTAGGCCCGGCGTATGGTGCCGTTTATTCCTATTTGGGATTGGGCGGGGCAGCCGGGATGTACGGGCCGTATCAGCTTGCAGGCGGTATGTATGTCGGTGGTGGTGCTCCCGGGGGAACCTATCCGGGATATTATGGTTTTAAAACCCCTACTGGTGGCCCCGGAACGGCGGGCAAATTATGGAACACCATATCGCCTTATCTTACAGTCGCCTCTCTGGGTTATATGGGCGGAAGCATACTGGGTTCGGCGGAAGCATACTGGGTTCGTATATCGGCCCACAATGGTTCGGAACAACGGGTCAATATGGCGGATACGGGGGAGCTTTGGGTGCGGTTGGGGGATATGCACTTGGAACTTCTGGGGCTGTTTCTGGAACCGCCTTGGGGGCGGCATTGGGTTCATGGGCCGGGCCGATAGGTGCAATAATCGGTGGCTTGTTAGGTACTATATTGGGTTCGGCGATTGGGCCAACAGCACACAAGACCAAATCTTCGGTAGCCTTTGATATGTCTGGAGAGCAACTCTTAAAGGGAACGTGGCCCAGATTATACACCTACACCAAATCTACTCACGGAGAATCGTATGCGGCTACGGTGGGAAAAAAGGCGGCTGATATGATATGGGCAGAATTGCATCCTGCGCTTTCAGAACACCGTTCCCTGTTGAGAAAAATGCCGTATGCGGAAGAATTGGCTAACGAAATACAAGATTTCAGGCTCAGTGCATGGATTCCCAAATTGAGCGGTGGCAGGAAAAGACATATGGCACAGTGGATGAGTGCGGCGAGCGAGGCGGCACCGAAAGCATTGAAAGACTGGTGGGATATCTATGGCGGGATGGCTTTATATAAACTGGCGGAAAAAGATCCGGAACGGTATGGTCCGATGCCGGAGATGTTTTTGCGGGGTAAAAAATGGGAAGTTGCAAGGCTTGGGTGGGGCGAGAGTTTTGAAGAAATTCCATATGCCGGTTATTATCAACGAGGTGGTCTCGTCAAAAAAACGGGCTTGGCATATGTCCATAGGGGGGAAGAAATAACGCCAGAATCCGAAGCCGCCGGAAGTCGACAACAGAATTTCAACATCACGTTCGACATCAAAACCGTTGATGCGACCGATTTCGATAGGCTGATTCGGCGGAAGATACAGCCCAAGCTTGAAGACTTAATAAAGCGGTATGGTCACATAAGATATACCATCGAGGATGTCGTTTAATGGGGCAGGGTTTCTTCGACAAGCTGGAGAAGGCGGGAAAGGGGCTAGACGAATCCAAGGACATCTACACCCTGCTTGAGATAAACCTCGGCGGAACCGTCGGCACGGTTTATTTCGGAGATTCGAACCTCACATTGCTGGGAAAGTATTACGATGGCAAGCTTGAACGGGTTTCGTCGGTTAGCAGGAATTTGCATCCGGACAAAGGGTCTTATGAAGTTTCGAAATTGGAAGTTGGCTTGCTCAATTATGACGGTGATTTCTATACAGGGAAATGGGTACACAAGAACCTGATCGGTCAACGTGCGGAGTTGAAACTCTGCATCGGGACAACGACGAACACGGAATATCGGGGGATAATAAAAGACTACGAATACGACGGGGATATGTTTAACCTGTCTATCGAGGATTTCACCAGGGATTTGTGGGGCAAGCAGATCCCGCCACGCACGATAAACAAGGACGACATTCCCGGCGATCCGATAGAAGTTGGAACGCCGATTCCTTGGATTTACGGATATTTCCGTGCATCGCAAACGGGGAATGTAGACCCGCCGTTTTACCGATACACATGGGGTTTTCCGATATTCAAGGCGGGGACGTATATCGGCGGAACGAACATAGAGGGAACCCGCCGTTTCGGCACGTTGGAATTCTTGGTTGCTGGCCACCCGATGGGTACCATTGACGAATTCTATGTCGATGGCACGAAAATCGGGACATGGATGGACGGTGGCACATCGAAGTGGACATCCCACCTGTCCGGCACTTTCCATTCCGTTCTTGACGGAACATCGAACATTTGCTGGCTGGAAACCACGCACAACCCAACCGGAACGAGTATATTTCATGCAACCGGTTGGGGTGCTCCGCATAGCAATGTGTACGGCGGAACCCATGTGAGGCGCTTTGCGGATGATGTCCTTCATGCGGTGAAACACATCGGTAGATTGGAAGGCAATCAACTTGGGACTTGGGAACGGGATTTGACGGATGTCCATCGGTATCTTGATGAGCAGATGACCCTCAAAAGCTTCATCGATGAGGCCGTTTTGATGTCCGGAGACAGATCGTTTCATTTCGACAAAAGTGGCAGGGCTAATTTCAAATATGAAGAGGATTGGACCGGAAGCCCCGGAACAGTGAGTTTCGGCGAAGATGACATATTGTCGTTCAAATACATCAAAGATCACGATGAGCTTATCAACAATGTGAATTACTACAGCTATTGGTCGCAACCACTCGGAGTTTATACCACATTTCTCAAACAGGAATCCAATCGGTCGCAACGGGAAACAAGTTTGGTTAAAGAATGGAAAGTCGGCGACAAATGGCATTATTCATCCACGGTGGGATACAACAAATTAAGGGCGGCGGTTCAAGTCGATAATTGGTTGAGGCAATTCCAGGATGCACCATACAAGGTGGAAATTGAAGTTCCTATGTCGGCTGCATCTAAGGTGGATTTAACCGATCGGATAGAAATTACCTACGAAAAAGCACCTTTCGGCGGAAGGGTTTGGAACAGGATTATGCCAACAAGCGGACGACAATAGATGCTTGGTCACACGGGTATCCTTACGACATGATGGGGGAACCCGCAACGTTCGATTGGTGGCGACTTGGTGATGGCACTACAATGCTTTATGATGATTATAGGTGCAAGGAAAACATGAGAATTTCTGCCGCCGGAACCAGTTATGCGTGGGGAACAGCTTCGGATGGCAGCAATGTTTTGTTTGATCCGGGTTATGAATCCTTGGCTTATGATACTGGATATCAGGATTGGTCGCAAACATCCGGAATCGTGAGCCTTAAAACCAATTATCAATTGGCCATATTTATAAAACCGCTTATTACGCAAGATGTTAGGCAACAGGTTATTTATTCAGATGTCGATTGGAACAATTTGACCGATGGCGGTTTCGAATGGGGTTTGGGTACGAAAGGCGAGATTTTCTTTTCGATATACCTTGCTGGTGCGGGAACGACATTTTGGTGGATGAGAAAAGAAAGCCAAACAGACATTGTGGGAACCACGGGCTGGCAGATGGTCGGGGTCGCCTTCAACGCAAGAGACCATTACGGCAAGTTTTTTCTCAATGGGTCATCAGTGGGTACACATTTTAGGGGCGATTCTCTCACATATCAAGAAGAACCACGGGGTTCATATGTATATCTCGGTGGATCTCCTCGCCATGTGGGATCATTTTATCAAGGATATATGGGCGACCTCACATTGGCAAGTTTGAAAATTTTTAGTCAACATGATGTCGGCACTCGTGTGGATTACGCTGACACCACGCAACGGCGTATGTGGCGATTCGCAAAACACCGATACGGACTTTAATCTATATATTCTTAATTAATATAGTAGTAAGGGCTTCGGGGAAATGTCGACTAATATCTACTGGATGTATGAGAATAAATTAGAACAGGCCAGCCAGCTATTGTGGATAACCGGGGGAGTGTGGGGTAACGGAGTTATTTCCGGAGGCACGGCAAACCTATATGATTACAACCTTGAAACAGCATCGGTAGGAAGTGCGGCTAGAGGAACGCATTCCCTAGTTATTTATTTTGATGGAACCGGAATTCGTTGTAATTCGGCTGTTTTTGCCACAAAAACGCCACTCATTGGAACGCTCATGGTTTATTGGGGAACGACTCTTGGGGGGCAATGGGGTGGACCAGCTTCGGCCCGCTTACATCCTCGGGGTACGACCCTTATCACTTGGGTAGGAACGGTTGTTTATGTCAAAAGATTTCAATTAAGATGGCAATTGGATGTGCGTAACGATATCACCGCCAATGAGATATTCCTCGGCAAACGACTGGAATTGTCCTCAAACCCGGTTTATCCGCTCGGCAAGGACGAGCATAAATCCGTGACGAAGGGGGAAACGCCGAAGGGAATCCAGCATTCTTACCACAATTTCGATCGGAAATCATGGCATCTTCAATACGAGGGCATAACCGATGTGGACAAAGAATCGATTGAAGAAATGGTGAATCACTGCCACGGCCAATATAAACCCCTCTGGTTCACGCTCAATCCGGACAGCCCGGAAGAAACGGAATTCGTCCGATTTTCCACCGATAGGTTCACTTACGAGGAGATAATATCGGGATATTGGCGGGTTAATTTGTCGCTGGAACAGGAATTGTGATATGGCGAACATCTACTGGATGTACAAGAATTTCATGGAAGTGGCCACGGCGATGAAAGATTTCAATTATTCGGCACGTGGCACAAGCAGTCTTTGCGATTTCAATCTCGCCACGTATTTCCAGGCTTCTTCGAGTTCCAGCTCTTCGTCCAGTAGCTCATCGTCAAGCTCACGGTCGTCTAGTTCTTCTTCTCTAAGTTCATCATCATCAAGCTTGTCGTCTTCGAGTTCTTCAAGCAGCCTTAGTTCAAGTTCAAGTAGCCACAGCTCTTCAAGTTCAAGCAGATATGGGGGTTAATCAAATCAAAAAATGGAAGGCACGGTAGCAAAAATACTAATCGACATGGGGTCGGCGGTTTATTGCAACACGGCGGTAATCGTGCATTCCATGCGTGGAACAGGCCACATCCGAGTTTATTCCGGCACGACGTATTACAATTGGGAATTCGAAGGAACGATGGAATCCGGCCATGTGGCGGATGCGGACTACGGGACATCGGCGATTTTCGCATCGTCCACCTTGGGGCAATATTGGGGCGTGGTCGTGGACGGCCCGCAATTCATCGGAACCGGGATAAAGGTTTATGAGGTGTTTCTCGGCAAGAAATTGGAATTGTCCACGAATCCGGTTTACCCGGTTCAGATGGGGGCGCACAAGGGCGTGTCCATATGCGAGGGGCCGAAAGGAATCCGCTACATATACCGCAATTTCAGCCGCAAATTCTGGGATTTCCGCTACGAGATGATAAGCGATGGGGACAAGGACGATATCAAGGAAATGGTGGATTACTGCTCCGGGTCGCACAAACCGTTGTGGTTCACCATAGATCCGGCAAGTCCGGGCGATACCGAATTCGTTCGTTTCGTTCCCGACAGGTTTTCTTATGAGGAAATAATATCGGGGCGATGGCGGGCGAATATTTCGATAGAGCAGGAGTTGTAAACCGCAGAAAAGGGGTTTGACCAAGCGGGGGATTGGTGGTAAAATTAGGGTAGTAAGTAAGGTATAGAGGTTCGGTAATTGAGGCCCGTCTTTCGCACAGAGACGGGCTTTTCTATTTATGGGCTGAGAATATGCCAAAATCGAAATTTCTACGATGGCTCATTGTTTTCAGTTTAATTTGGATAGGGGTGTTTTTCGCATTCGTGACGGGGTTGGTCGACCAAGTAAACAGAGCCGATGTAACCAAACTTAGCTTCGTGATTTTTGGTTTGTTCCTTTATTACACCATTCTCATTGGGTTTTCCGTATGCGAGGACAAAAAGATTCCAAATCTATATCAGAATTGTAGCTTTATTTCGAATATTTTCCTTTCCGTTGGTATGTTGGGAACGGTCATCGGTTTTATCTATATGTTGAGCATCAGCTTCGGGGATTTGGGCATGACGGATACAACGAGCATGCGGATGGCTTTACAAACGATGGGGAAGGGAATGGGAACCGCCCTGTATACAACCGCCGCAGGTCTTACTTGCAACTTATTATTGCGACTTCAATTGTATTTATTCGTTGACGGGAATAATGACTGAAGAATTCGCCGATGTCGAATGGGAAAAAGCACCACGCAGATTGAGACCAATAACCGCAAAGGATTGGTTGAAGAAATATCCTGATGCTTCGATGTGGAGATTGGCTTGGTCGATATGGTGGCGGATTTTGGTCATGACAATTGCGACCGGAGGATTGACAGCTTTTTTCTGGATTGCGATGGGTGGTGGAGATGGCTAGGAAAAATTGGGATAGCACAGCGTTCCTTGATTTGTTGTTCAATGCATTGCTGGGATTCGTCTTTTTATTCATCGTCGCCTTTTCTCTCGTCGAAATCGATAGAAAACAGGGAGACATCAAGACCAAGGCCGAATTCGTGATAACGGTGACTTGGGAATTAGACAATTCCGATGATGTGGATACTTGGTTAGCAGACCCGGTAGGAACGGTTATTTGGTTTCAGACAAAGGAAAATGGTTTGATGCATTTGGATAGAGACGACTTGGGAAGCAAAAACGACACATACCATCTTCCCGATGGAACCACAGTTCAATATCCGTACAACCAAGAAATTACAACGATACGAGGAATAATTCCCGGAATATGGATATTAAATCTTCATATGTATAACAAAAGGCGAATCGAACCGGCCAGTGTCAACGTAGAAATGGTGAAACTTAATCCAAGTCACAGGATGATATTCGTTAAAGATTTCATTCTGGAAGAAAGAGGACAGGAAGTAACCGCTTGCAGGTTTGAGATGAATCTCAGTGGCGAAATAGTATCCATGGACGAATTAAAAACCTCGATTGTGGGAGATCATCTAGGATCGAATTTTTAGCAGGGGGATGAACGATAGAGAAACTAGCTGTATTAGGGCTGACAATATCGTTTCTCATGCTGGCCTCGATTGTGGCTTGGATAATGGTCTATCCGTCAAAAGTTTCGGATTGGATCAAATCCGTGATGATAATGGTTATCCTTTGGTACGGGCTGGTTGTCTATTACACGCCATCGAAAATGATGGGTTGGCCATATACCGGCGAACCGCCAGAGGTCGGGGTGATTCTTTCTTGGAAAATAATCGATCCTTCACGGGATCCCAAAAATGCGGGAATATACATCTGGATGGTTCCCAAGCGAGAGGGAAGAGAATATCCGGGAATTCTCAAATCCTTGATTCCGATGCGGATATTTTCACCGGAATCGTTCAATATTCCTCGTGCATATAAATTTCCCTATTCCCTTGGTGGGGCTTTGAATCTCACACAAGAGGGAAAGAATTTGAAAGAGGGCGACGTACTCACTTTCAGAAAAGGCAAAGAGGATAGGGAACCACAATACGAGTTGCTGAAATTCGAAGAGGTATTCGATAAAGAAGACGAACAAGAGAGGAGGTGAGAATTACATGGCAGAAGAATACGGAATCGAGGAAACCAAAGAGATGGTGGGATTCGTGATTTCTTTGGGGGAAGGTGTTGCCAAGGCGGTTGAGGATGGGTTTAGCCTTGATGACATCGTTTATTTCTTGGAGGCGCTGACAAGGGCGCCAGCCGCTTTTGAGAATATGGAGGCTATCCCAACGGAGTTGAAAGACCTGAGCGGGGAAGAAGCACAGGCGCTAAAGGATTATATCGCCGAAGATTTTGATATTCCAAACGATAGGCTGGAGGATGTTATCGAGAGGGCGCTTCAATTAGCCGCCGATTTATACGAGTTCTTGCGGGGGCTTTTTCCCGATATGTTTCCCAGATAAGACACGATGAAAGCATTTCTCAAAATTCTCAATGTCCCCAAATCCAAGACGGTTTGGGGGCTTGCGGCAGTTGGCGGGGGTTTGGCCTTGTTGAACGAATTCGTTTACGAGATCAAACCCTCCACCGTCACTGTTATCATGTTGGTGGCGGGAATCGTTTTCAGGCAGATAACGAAGGGGCCGATGAAATGGTTGAGATAGGAGGCGGAAATATATGATATCCCGAAAAGAAGCGACCAAGCTATTCAAGATGGAGAACGTCAACTTCTTCGGAATGGGCGAAGACAAGATGCTTTTCGGCGTGGTGAAGAAACACCCCAAACAGGCGTTGGCGAAAAAAGACATCATCCCCGCAACTGTGGCGGGCATCCCCACCGATGTAATTGAGGTGGGATACATAAGGGCGTTGCAAGGCAGAACCGACCGATGGAGGCCAGCCCCCGGAGGCGTGAGTATCGGTCATTATAAGATAACGGCAGGCACATTGGGGATGACCGTCTTGAAAGACGGTGTGAAGATGATTCTATCCAATAATCACGTCTTGGCGAACAGCAACAATGCTCAAATAGGCGATGAGATATTCCAGCCCGGCCCCCACGACGGGGGTTCCTCGGCGGATACCATCGCATGGCTTCATAGCTTCGTGCCAATAATTTTCCATGGCGACGATGGCGACGATTGGTGTCTGTTCTCGGAATGTTACGCAAAATTCTTTAACTTTTGGGCTTGGTTGTTCCGCAGGACGCACAGGATGCGAATATTTAACACTTATCAGATGTACAACAAAGTGGACTGCGCCTTGGCGGAACCGCTGATTGAAGACGATTTGCGGGGTGACATTCTGGATATCGGCGTACCGAATGCGTTCGGCGAAGTTGTGGTCAACGATAAAATTATCAAGTCCGGGCGCACATCGGCATATACCAGCGGAAACGTGCAGGCGGTAGAGGCCTATGTGGGCGTGGGCTACGGCGGGGGCAGGGTAGCCTATTTCGAGGATCAGATTATCACAAGCCATATGCTCGACCCCGGAGACAGCGGTTCCATCGTGTTGAGAGAGGACAAGAAAACGGTCGTCGGGTTGGGTTTCGCCGGGTCAGCCGAGGTTTCGATAATAAACAGGATTGCGAACGTGAGAGACGGGTTGGGCGGGTTCGAATGTCTGGGTTAAAAGAAGTAATACAGTGGTTGGGGGCGAGGTTGTTTTGCAACTTCGGGGTTGTGGAGAAGGGGAAAATATACCGTTGCGCCCAGAGATGGCGTATCTACCCGCTTTGGTTATGCCTCGGCCTGAAGACTCGCATCAACCTTGCGACCCAAGAAAACGACCTACAAGACAGGTTCGAGAAGTGGCTGTGGGGCAAACTCGGCGTGAAGTACATAACCTTCCCGACCATCGCACCCGGCGATGAGTTCGAAGAGGCGTTGAAAGCATTGAAAGAGTGCGAAAAGCCCGTTCTTTTTGGGTGCGAAGGGGGGAAAGACCGTGGTGGCAGTCTGGCGGCGGTTTACAAATTCGAGGTGCTAGGCCGAGGGTTGCGAGAAGTTGTCAAAGACTGGATGGCTTTCAGGGTGCCGGGTGAGTCTTGGCTCAAATTCCTGTTTGGGAGGATGAGTTGATGGCACGGCGTTCTTTTGCCGAGTGGTTCATTTTGATATTGGCGGGAATCGGATGGGTGATAGCGAATGTCGTCCTGTTTTTCCGCTGGTTATTTAGTTGGTTTGGGAGGTAGAAATGAATTTCGAGATTCCTTTGGTATTCGGTGCGATTATCATCGCTTGTGTCACTATCGCCAATGGCGGTTTGAATCATTGGTGGGGATATGCACTTTTAGGTCTTAGTGCCGTGATGGCGATTGGTTGGGTTTGGATGACGTTTTGGAGGAAGAAATGAAAGAAATAGAATGTTTTTATCCACGACTA